AGAATTTGCATAGGTCAGGGTGCTCCGCTGGAAACACAACGCAACGTAATGCAAGTAACGAGGAGTAACACCATGAGCACACAAGGAATCTCTATGGCCTTGAGGAGGCAATGCGCCCTCGAAAAGACCAACGAGCGGCAAGCTGAGCTTGGCCAGACGTTTAACCAGCGTGTGAAGTTCGCAGTGTGGGACAGAAGGCGGGATCGCTCGGAAACCGTATGGGACGCAAGGAGGAGAGCATGAACATTCGCCAATGTGAGTGGAAGCTCCGGCTGTCCATAAGAGGTGCAAGAGAGGCAAGAAGGGCAAGCTGGCAAGAGCCTAAGGCACACAGGAAGGAGTACCTGAGGATCAGCTCTGAGGCTATGCAAGATGCGCGGTACTGGTCACAACAGATGCTGGAGGGCGCTGTATGAGTATCAAGCTACACAGGGAAGCAACCTATCAGGATGCACAGACAGAGGCCGCTAAGTACGGGCCGCAGTTCAAGGCCGCAGCAGGCTACCGGCAATGGGAGATCATAGACACCACTGCACCAATGTGGCACCGATTGGACGACATCGAGTTGGCACGGATTGGGCTCAGAAGGGAAGAGCTGGCCCCAATGCGGAAAATCGAAACAGGTGAACAATCCCTACAGTGATTCAAGTCGAGACCCTGAAGAGCCTCGGGGTCTCCGCTGGAAGCACTCAAAGTAATGCAATGCAACGTAATGAAACGCAATGTAAATGTGAGGTTATAACGTATGAGAATGTACGCAGCTTGTCTCGCCAGCTATAACAACGGGTGCCTGCATGGGGAATGGTTCGACCTTGAGGACTACGAGGGGGCCGCAGAGCTTCAGCGAGACATCGCTATTAAGGTTCTGCGCACCAGTCCACACCCTAACGTGACCGTGGTGTGTCCTGCATGTGGAGGCTCCAAGCCTGAGCAGTTCTTCTGTATGTGCTGCGATAAGACGGGCGAGGTCGAGTCGGCCGAGGAGTGGGCTGCACATGATTGGGAAGGTGAGGGCCTTAGTGATTTCGGTGAGTACCCGAACCTTGAGGAGGTCTTTGCACACATCCGCATGGTCTCCGAGCATGGCCCTGCCTGGGTCGCCTTCAAGTCCGCTTTCGGGGACAGTGCAACAGAGGAGAACTTCGAGGAAGCCTACAAAGGCCAATACGATAGCGAAGAGGCTTTCGCCGAGGAGTGGACCTGCGAGATGCACGGTTGGACAGGGGACGAAGTGTTTTATCGCTGGATCGACTGGAAGCAGGCGTGGTGGAGTGACCTACAGCACGACTTCACCTTCTGTGATGGATATGTGTTCTATAGCAACTGGTGATCTTGAAGTATAGTTCATACTGAAAGTGTCCCAAGTAGAGCCCTTAGGAAACCACTGAGGGCTCCGCTGGTCACACTTAAAGCAACGCAATGAAAGCAACGGAACGTAAGGCAATGACAGACTGCATCCTCAGGAGGCCGACCTCTCGCGCCTCCCAAAGTCACACCTAACGAGCCTCAAGCGAGCCCTATCGCCTGGGGCTTTTTGTTGGCTCATGGAAAGACCAGAATCACATGCAAAAAGGAGCATACAACGTGGCCACACTACCCTTCACAGAGGACATCGAGCCTCTTCTGGAGAACATGGACAGTATCCCGATTGACGATAACGTCCCGTTCGCAGATGGCTTCAAGAAAGTCATGGAGGCGTATGAAGGGAACCCATGGGGGCCACAGGCCAACCCACGTTCCAAGCTGGCCACACGGTTGCACTTTGCTGGGTGGTCTCGCCAGGAACTGGAGTCTGTTGGGCTGAAGCCTAAGGACGCAGAGAACTTCCGAAGCAAGCACAAGCTGACCCTTTCGCGGTCTGGCCGTCCACGCAATCCAAGCATACCCGCAGCACATAAAGGCAATCTCTTCGAGATCAAGCCTGTGGTGGACCCTATTGAGGCTATCCGCATCAAGTGCGCCCAACTAAACGAACTCATAGCAGCCAAGAAGACCGCCATTGTGGAAGCACAGCGCGCCATCTCGGAAGCCGAGTGCGAACTCAAGAAACAGGAGGAAGCCTTAGCGGTTCTTTCCTCCTGAAACCCAGAAGGAGAGACCATGCACGTCCTGATTCAAAAGGAGGCCGTAGTGCCTTCCCTCGACAAGTACCACCCTGAGCTGCGCCCTCACATCGACACCTTGAAGGCAATGGGACTGGCCGCAGAGGAGAGGATGGGCTTGACCACCGAGGACCTGAACCTAAACGACATCTGGTACAGGGCAATGGACTCGGTGGTCCGCGAGTACGGCAACGATCTGGAAGCTAAGGGGCAACAGATACGGCTTCGGGATATGCGCCCAGACCCTGAAGAGCGTTTCCGTTCTGGTGTCTACTCGATACCATTCCTACACCCTGCGTACTGCGACATGCTTCTCACCGAGGTAGCCGCGATGTCTTTCGCAGTGAACCCGGATGAAACCGCAGAGGTTCAAATCCCCGAGATCACGCTGGCGGATGTTTGCCCGACCATGCACAGCGCCTTACATGGACTGTTCAACAACGTGGTGAACCCGCTAACCAAGGTTCTGTACCAGCTTGAACAGAGCAAGATGAGCAGCATTCAGTTCGCTCAGTACACACCCGAGAACACCGCCCACGGCAATTGGCACCATGACCGAGATTCGGACATCACGCTGGTGGTTGCTCTGAGTGATTTTCACAAGGGGGGCGGAACTCTGGTCAAGCCGCAGGGCCTGGGTGAACCCTTCGAGGTCCCGCAGTTGCCGGTAGGGCACGGGATGCTGTTTCAAGGGTCACGAACACTCCACAAGGGTCTTCCGGTTCTCGAAGGGGCGCGGAACCTGCTGGTCTTCTGGAGTGAGCTGAAGTGAGCTGCTTAATTCTGGTGATCCTGAGGATCGTAATCGTAGTGCTCGCGGGCTACGGCCTCGTCAAAGTCTTTCACAAGGTCCGCACGAAGTGGCGGAACCGCAGAGCCCGGCTTGACCGCGAAGCGGCTGAGAGCAGAGCCAGCGCTGGGGCCATTGCGGCTCTTCCGGGGCGACTTGTCGAGTTGTCCAGGCTTCATAATGACCTCAAGGTTCAAGTTAAACAGGTCTCACAGCGACTTGAGGAGCTTGAGGAAGGCGGTAGGATTCGCCAACGGAAACAAGCTGAACTCAACAGAGAGTTAGCGGTAATACGCAAAGCCCTAAACGGCTACATCTAACGCAATGCAATGTAAAGGAATCATAACATGACCGCAAAGGCAACTGCCGCCAAGTCCATCAAGTTCTATTGCTTGGTCCCGAAGATCACCCAGGGCCAGCTCCAGGGTCACGAGGTGAAATCCACCTTCCACGAAGGTCTCCCCGACAACGACCTGTTCTATCTCATAGACACAGGACCCAGCGGGATTCTCATGGTCCACATTGGCTCAAAAGCCTACGTCTACAAGCTCTCAGACATCGTTGGCCGCATCGAAATCAGCGAGTAGCAGTTAAAAACCCTCACTTAAAGAAACCAAGGGTTCTTCCCTAAGACACTCAAGGTTCTTCCTGTAGTTCCTCTTTAAGTTCTTATAGACATTAGGATTATCTTCTGATGCGAGCACTGCTGCCCGTAAAACACGACTTCAGCGACATCAAGGAGTCTCCCGCTGCTTTCACGACACTCGCAAGGCTCTTCGGTGAGGACCTTGCAGTGCAGCAACTGGCCCTGGAACACGAGGCTTACGAGCTGGGTGAACAGCGCTTCGTAAAGAACCTGGAGCGAGCCATCGAGTCTGGTGACTTCGCAGATAGCCAACCCGCTCAGCCCTTGCTGGTGGCCTTGGTCCCACGCTTCATCAACCGCTACAACGAATGGCTTGAGTATCAGAACACCAAGGTGCGCCGGAAGCATGTGGCCATCGAAGAGTTCCGCAAGCTCAAGCCTGAGATCGCCGCAGTGGCGACCATCAAGCGAATCCTCAGTCTGCTCGCAGTGTCGGGCACCGGGGCTTCAGTCCAGCGCGTAGCAATCGGCCTGGGTCAGACCATCGAAGACGAGATGCGCTTCGGGCGTATCCGTGAGGAGGAAGTTGAGCACTACAAGCGCTTCGTTAAGCCGGCCCTGGATAAGCGGAACGGCCAGCTCTACAAGAAGGAATACCTGAAGGCAGTCGAGCAGAAGATGCTGATAGCCGGGGACCTGTCCACTGAATGGGTCTCATGGGATCGCGACGAAGCCAACCCGGAGAACGACAGGCGCTTTCAAGTCGGTATCAAGCTGATGGAAATCCTGATCGAGTCCACCGAGCTGATCATTGTGCGCCGAGACCACGCAGGGAATGCCAAGAAGGATCAGGAGGTAGTCGAGCTGCACCCTGAGTGGGTCCAGAAGATGGGCGAACGTGCCTTTAGCCTCGCAGGGATTGCCCCTGTGTATCAGCCCTGTGTCGTCCCACCGAAGAAGTGGACAGGCGTTAAGGGCGGTGGTTACTGGGCACGGGGACGCAAGCCCCTGAACTTCATCCGGGTGCGCAACAAGAAAGCCCTGGAGCGATACCGCGATGTCTTCATGCCTGAGGTCTACGAGGCGGTGAACCTCGCACAAGGGACCGCATGGGCGATCAACACCAAGGTTCTCGATGTCGTCAATTCGCTGGCCGAGTGGCGCAATGTGCCCATCGCTGAGTTCCCGCCTCTGGACGGCGAAGAGCTGCCCCAGCGGCACGATGGGATGGACGAGGATGAAACGATCCTCAAGCACTGGAAACGGGAAGCCTCCAAGGTCTACCGAAGGGAGCGCGCCAGGACCTCAAGGCGTCTGCGCTTCGAGTTCATCGTGGAGCAGGCCAACAAGTTCAAGGACTACGAGGCCATCTGGTTCCCGTACAACATGGACTGGCGGGGCCGGGTCTATGCGATCCCAGCGTTCAACCCGCAGGGCAACGATGTGACCAAAGGGCTTCTGCAAGCCGCCCAGGGTGAACCAATCGGGCCTGACGGGCGCAAGTGGCTCGCCATCCATGGGGCCAACACAGCGGGCGTGGACAAGGTGTCCTTCAACGACCGCCTGAAGTGGGTCGAGGACAACAAGGAGATGATCCTTGAGGTCGCCAAGGACCCGCTGGGCTGCACATGGTGGATGGATAAGGATTCTCCGTTCTGCTTCCTGGCGTTCTGCTTCGAGTGGGCAGGGGTCGAGAAACACGGTGATCTCCATGTGTCCGCACTGCCAATCGCTTTCGACGGCTCGTGCTCAGGCATTCAGCACTTCAGCGCGATGCTTCGGGACGAACGGGGCGGCAGGGCCGTGAATCTGGTCCCAAGTGAGCAGGTTCAGGACATCTACCGACTCGTGGCTGATGAGGTCAACAAGCGAATCCTCGCAGACATAGCCAATGGCACTGGCAACGAGGCGAGCACAAAGGCTGACGAGAAGACCGGGGAGATTCGGCAAGTCCTGACCCTCGGGACCAAGACGATGGCCAAGGGCTGGATGGAGTACGAGGTGACCCGCAAGGTCACTAAGCGCTCGGTGATGACCCTGCCGTATGGCTCCAAGGAGTACGGGTTTAGCGACCAGCTTCTGGAGGACATCATCAGGCCAGCCGTGGATAGCGGGGAGGGGACGATGTTCACCGACCCAGGCCAATACGCCCGGTATCTCGCAAAGCACATCTGGGACTCGGTAAGCACCGTGGTGGTCGCTGCTGTGGAGGCCATGAACTGGCTCCAATCGGCGGCGAAGCTGATGGCTACTGAGGTCAAGGAGAAGAAGAGCAAGAAGAACCCAGAGCCTGCGGTCCTCAAGCCTTGCCTTCCGATCAGCTGGACGACTCCCGATGGCTTCCCTGTGTGGCAGGAATACTACCAACCGATCAAGAGGCGCATCGACCTGATGTTCCTCGGGACTCACCGGATGGAGGCCACTGTGGTGGTCAAGGATTCCGCCAAGCTGGACGCCAAGAAGCAAGAGGCCGGGGTCTCCCCGAACTTCGTCCACTCCCAGGACGGAAGCCACCTCAGGAAAACCGTAGTGAAAGCCAATAGGGCCTACGGGATCGAGTTCTTCGCCCTTATCCACGACTCCTTCGGAACCATCCCAGCGCATGCCGGGAAGATGTTCAGGGCAGTCAGGGAAACCATGGTTGAGACCTACGAGAACAACGATGTGTTGGCTGAGTTCCGTGAGGAGTTCATGGACCAACTGCACGAAACCCAACTGGAAAAGATGCCAGCCCTGCCTAAGGCCGGAACCCTGGACATCCGCTTGATCCTCCAATCCGACTTCGCATTCGCATGAGGTGCCTTTGATCAACGCAAACGCAATGCCCCACATCCCGAACGCAACCTGCGAGATGTACGAAGAGCGAATGCTCCAAGAGCTGGTCCTCCACCTGCGGACACTTGAGCACCATCTGTTCCTCCACATCGACCGCTGCCGACTGGAGCTGAGTGGTCGGGAAGCAGGCCGCCGACTTGTTGAGTTGTTCCACCGGATGAGCTGCGCAACCGCTGTGCTCCCGTCTGGAACCTACACCACCCGCAACCCCAACGATTTCGCACTTTAAGGAGCCCACATGAACGCAGTAGTGAAAATGACCAGAAGGACCACCGAACGCCGTTCTTTTGAAGAGCACAAGTCCCTTAAAGCGCGCAAAGGGAAGCTCAACAAGGTTCAGCGTGGTCAACGGACGGAGTGGGCAGCTTGAGCCAGATGAGTGTCCGGGTTGAATGGTCCCGGTTCGACAAAGTAACCATCAAATTCACCACCAAATTGATCCTTGGGGACATCGAGCATGTGAGCCACGAGTTAGTGGACCGCCGACTCCTCAAGCGAATGGCTGCCCTGAGTGGCCCTATCGAGTCCCGCTGTAAGCAGCTCGCAGACCAGAAGGCAGACGCTGTGACCGAATCCCTGCGACTCCGCTTTGCCGCACTCACCCAAGCCCGCCACGTTACCGCACAGGAGACCAAATAATGGCCGTTCAAGAAGTGATCCTTGAGACCAACCCAGCGCTTCCGGTTCCGTACAGCGAGAAAGCTGTCCTGAAGGCGCTCAAAGAGTCCTACCTGATTGCGGACACCAAGAAGGATGGCGTCCAGTTGAACCTCGCGGTCGAAGTGGTTCGCGATGGCAACTCCACAGCTCGCCCCATGTTTCTCAGCCGCGCCGGTAAGTACCTCCCTGCTCTTCATGCGGCGTACCAGTCGAGTGTCACAGAGAAGCTGCACTTCACTGAACTCCTAAAGGACGACTCCTGCATCTACCCAGACGGCTTCCTACTCCAGGCCGAGGTCGTTACCCCTGGATTCCCTGCCGAGATCACTGCGGGCAACCTACGCCGCACCAAGATGACCAAGATGACCAAGAAGGAACCTAAGCCGCTCCTACAGCTCAGCGACATCGAGGTCCATGTGTTTGGTGTGGTTCCTTTGCATGTAATCTGGTCTGGTGAGGACCACGATGTAGCCCACGGGGTGATGAAGTACCACGTTGAAGCCATGGTGGCCCTGCTCAAGAAGCACGTCCCACAGATCAAGTGGTCCACCATCGAGAGCCTGGATGTGTTCTCCCTGGAAGAACTCCAGCGGACCTATGAGGCTCGCCGTGAGGCCGGGGAGGAGGGCCTGGTTCTCAAGGACCCACTGGCCATCTGGAAGCGCGGCAAGAAGGTGGGCCAGTGGAAGATGAAGCCTGAGGACACCATCGACGGTAAGGTGGTGGGTCTCGTCTGGGGCACTCCGGGCCTCGCCAACGAAGGCAAGGTGATCGGCTTCGAGGTCCTGCTGGAGGACGGCCATGTGGTGAACGCCTGCGGTCTCACCCAGGAACAGAAAGACCAATTCACTGGCGAGGTCCTAACTTGGGCAGGCTATCGCCACGCCATCGACTACCAGATGGAGTACACAGATGCGGGCTGCTTCCAAGGCTGGGCCGTAGAGGTGGCCTTCATGGAACGCTTTAAGGATGGTAGCCTACGTCATCCGAGCTTCAGCCGCTGGCGTGGCATCAGCGACCCGACCACTAAGGAGTAATGCAATGTACAACCTCGATCCGACAAACCTCTTCTGGCTGGTAGGTGGGGCAGTTGTCCTCGTGGTTGTACTTGGCGACTTCGACTGGAAGCGCAAGCTGTTTCGCCGGCATGGTGAAAAGAACCTGTAGTCACTATCTGAAGTTTCACCCAAGGGTCGGCTCTTAACTGAGTCGGCCCTTTTGTTTGTCCGTAAAGATAGCACCCTAATAAATAGCCTCCTTGGTTCTGCGGGTTAAAAACCCTCACTGGTAGCGACACACAGCCAACCAATCGCAACCAAGGAGAATCACATGGACAAACCGTCCCCTTTCTATATGCACCACAACCGTGGTGTCCCGAAGCTGGCCTTCAGCATTCGCCAGGATCGCCGCATCCGTATGGTCGAGAAGTCACCCTTCAATAGTGTGGTGATCTCCAAGCCCTGCGGTTCCACCTTCATTGTCACCAAAGGTCTGTGCGCTGAGGCCGTCCGCCTGGGTCGCCTGAAGCTGACCCCGTACACCGGCAAGTGGCCTGTTCTGACCCTCCTGTGGACCCGCTTCAAGGAGGTGATCCGTCATGGCCGCTGATCACAAGGACATCATGGGGCTCCCGCTTCGAGTAAACGACCCGGTTGTCTTCTGCCGTGCTGGCAGCTCAAAGAACATGACCGTAGGTGTGGTCACTCGGGTTCTCCCGAAGACCGTAGAGATCAGCTTCCCGACTCAGCACAACCGCAGGCCCGATAGCGTCTTCCGGGCTCCAGAGGATGTAGTCCGTGTCTAAGCCAATCCTCGCCCTCAACAGCATCCGTGGGAAGTCCGGTAAGGACACCCTTATCGAGCACATCGAGGCCAGGGGCCTGAAGGTTCACCGAGTGGCCTTTGCGGACAACCTGAAGAAGGAGTGCGCCGAGGTTCTGGCCTTGGGCCGAGGCTGTAAGGGCCTTGTTTACGCCTTTGAGCGCGATATGCACTCCGACCGTAAGGACCGAGTGGGTCCTGGCCTGTCCATCAATTCGCTTCCTTTGAGTGGCTACAAGGCATGGCTGGTGGGTCAGACGAAACACCACTGTGGCGAGCCGCGCTCCCTCCGCTGGCATCTCCAGCAGTACGGCACTGAGTACATCCGTGAGCACCTGGGTAAGCCTAATTACTGGCTGAACAAGGGCCTCCTCGATGTCCTCAACGGCCACTCCGATCCCTCGGTGGACGTGGTGGTTGTCACCGATATGCGCCTGCCCAACGAGTACACCGAGCTGACCAGTGCTGGGGCCAAGGCCATCCGAATCGTCCGCAACTGGCACATCCCTGAAGTGGACACCGTGCCCTATCACCAATCCGACATCGCCCTTATGGCGCATCCGTTCGACGCCCTTGTGGTGAACGAGTGGGGCAAGCCTGAGGCCATGTTCGACAAGATCAAGGAGTTTCTATGAGCAAGGAAGTTCTGAGCCTGTTCAAGGCCAACGTGACCGTCAACGGTCGCCCCGAGGAAGTCCCAGTGTGGGCTGAAGACCTCGATAAGGCCCTGGAGCAATCCGAGGCCGAGTACGGTGAGGTTCACCGAGTACGCCCAGTGGTGGCCGAGTGAAAGCCGGCCTGATCATCAACTGGCGCGGCCTTTGGGTCGGCTTCCACTACTCGTCCTTCAACAAACGTCTGTGCATGAATCTGATCCCCTGCGTGACCATCTGGGTCTGCGGGAAGGGCGGCAACGTGCCTCAAAAGGAGTACCGCTAATGCACATGGCTCAAGGCAACACCCGCAGCAAACCCGATGGCTTCCTTCACCTGTGGAACTTCGCCGCAACCAAAGGCTCTGGCCTCGCCGGTGCCCTGTTCAACTACGTGATGACCAACCGCCAGCGGGGAATCGTTGAGGCCGCTCTGATCGAACTCGCCGAGAAGCAGGCCCAGCGCGACACCACGGAGTTCAAACCTGTGAACACCGAGATGTTCGCTCACTACAAGCACGAGGTCTGGCGTTTCCGTAAGGACTTCCTGCTGAGCAACTTCAAGTCGGTGGTCTACGGCACCTTCAAGCTGTTCCGCCGCAACGCAAGCGAGCTGATGGCTATCGAGATCAACCGCGAGTACCTGCAAACGGAATCCGCGAAGGTCCGCTGGCCGTGAGCTGCCTGATCTTTGGGACCGTTGTTGTTGGCCTGATCGTGCTGGTCTGGATGGACCACACCTTGCCACCTCCCGGCTGTCCTTAAAAACCCTCACTGGTAGCGGAACCGACCGCTCAACCAAACTCACAGATAAGGAGAATCCGATGAGTGCTGCACCTAAAAAGGAATACCTGTTCACCCCTATGGGCACTGTTGAGCCCTACTGCTATATCGCCAAGGCTGACTTCGGCACTGGTAGCTTCGCCTCTGAGCGCGGCAAGTACAAAGTCAACCTGACCGTACCAAGCGACAAGGCCCAGCCGATCATCGACAAGATCGTGAAGCTGTACGAGAGCGACTACGCCAAGCGCCTCGCTGAGCACAAAAAGAACCCGCCTCCGGTGGTCAAAGGTAAGAAGCCGCCACTGGCCCCATACCAAGGCGACCTGCCGTTCTTCGAGAACGACGATGGCACCGTAACCTTCAAGTTCATGGCCTATGACCGCTACGAGAAAGATGGTGAGGTCATCATGCTGCCCCTGAAGGTGGTTGACGCCAAGGGCAAGCGCATCGAGAAAGTCCCGAATGTCTCGGGCGGCTCCGAAGGTAAAGTGCGTTTCTCCATGTTCGCCTATGGCTGGTCCAATGTGGCCGGTGCATCGGTGAAACTCCAACTGGACAGCTTCATGCTGACCAAGCTGGTCGAGTTCGCAGCCGGTGGTGACGAGTGGGGCGGTCAAGAAGAGGACGGCTATGTGGCTGACACCTCCGACCAAGGCTCCCCGAAGTCCGACTGGGACGAGCAGCAGGAAGAAGAGTCGGATGGCTCTGATGATGGCGGCGATTTCTAAATGCCAGCTGTCCGAAGCCGAGCGTATGCCCATAAGGGCGCAGGCAAAGTAACTGCCTACCGCTCAGGTCTTGAGGAAAAGATCGCAGCTCAACTGGAGGCCGCTGGAATGCCAGTAGCCTTCGAGCAGTTCAAGCTGAAGTACATGGTCCCGGCCCGTGAGGCCACCTACACGCCAGACTTTGTGCTGCGTAATGGGATCATCGTGGAGTCCAAGGGCATCTTCGATGTCGAGGACCGCAAGAAGCACCTCCTGATCCGAGAGCAACACCCTGAGCTGGACATCCGGTTCGTCTTTTCGTCCTCCCGGTCGAAGCTCTACAAGGGCTCGAAGACCACCTATGCGGAGTGGTGCGAGAAGAACGGCCTCCTGTTCGCTGACAAGCTGATCCCCGTTGCATGGCTGCGTGAACGCACTAAGGCCATCCCCGAGGGCATCTTGATTGCGAAGGGAGGTGACTGATGGCCGTCAAGTTCAAACCCCGTGCAACCACGGACAAGATCGTCATCCACTGTGCAGCCACCAAGCCGACCATGGATGTTGGCCTGCGTGAGATTCGCCAGTGGCACCGAGAGCGCGGCTTTTTGGATGTGGGTTACCACTTCATTGTCCGCCGCAATGGTGCCGTCGAGACTGGCCGAGAAGTTGGTGTGATTGGTGCCCATGTTGAAGGCCACAACGCCACCTCAGTGGGTGTCTGTATGGTCGGTGGTATCGACCAAGCAGGCAAACCCCAGGACAACTTCACACCCGAGCAGTGGGCCGCGCTGGATGCGCTGGTCTGGAAGCTCACTGAGCAATACCCCGGTGCCGCAATCGTAGGCCACCGGATGCTTGACCCTAAGAAGGCTTGCCCTTCGTTCGATGTCCCAACGTGGCTAAAGGCCCGTCCCAAGGACATCTAAATCCTCTACTGAAGGCGCACCTGTCACCCAACCAAGGGAGGCATGGCTGTGCCTTTGGTTCCTTGACAAGGGAGCGTCATTATGATCAACCGTGCGAGCCTACAGGCCGCCTTCGACCTTCTGGACCTCCTGAAGGCCAAGGGCTTCGAGGCAATCATTGCGGGCGGTGCTGCCCGTGACATCTTCTTTGGGGTCAAACCCAAGGACATCGACATCATCGTAGTGGCCACCACTATGGATGCAGTCGAGAACACCCTGCGCGAGGCGAATGTTGCCGCTGTAGGGTTCCACATGTACCGAGGCGAAGTCACTTCGGATCGCATCATCGGTGGCTACAAGATCGCTGGTGTGGACATCGACATCGTTCTGTATCGCTGTGAGTCCGTGGCTGAGGCCATTGACGCCTTCGATTTCAACCTGAACCAGTTCGCCATCGTTGACACCAGAAACGGCATCGACGGGGCCTTCGTTCGGTTTGTCGGTAAGCACCATTGGGGCCAGCTCGTGGCCGTCCGTGAGGACACTACGGCAGACCGCAAGGGACGCATGATCGACAAGTACATCGACCTGATCCCTCGGCGCGCCACTGGGGAGGCCATTAGCGAAGCCCCTGTAGGTGGTGCTGATGGCCTCTTCTGATCTTGACCAGACCGAAAGCGAGTTCCTTCAGCACGTCCCGTGTGAAAACTGCGGCTCGTCGGATGCGAACTCGTTGTACACCGATGGTCATCAGTTCTGCTTCGCTTGTGACGAGTATGTCCCTGGAGATGGTGGAGCGGGGCACTCTCGGAGTGCTCCAAAAGTTGCTGATGGTTGCCTGGAGTTCGGTAAGAGCCAGGGTCGTTACACCGATTTGCCTACTCGTGGTCTTATGGTGGACATCTGCCGTAAGTATGGGTACTGGGTCGGCAAGCTCAATGGTGTGAACTACCAGATCGCCAACTACTACAGCGAGGATGGAAGCCTCGTAGGCCAGAAGCTGCGCGACAAGGACAAGAACTTCAAGGCTCGTGGTGAGATGGGCAAGGAGCTGCTTTTTGGGCGGCACCTGTGGAACGGCGGGAAGAAGATCGTTATCACGGAAGGTGAGATCGACTGCCTGACTGTCGCCCAGATTCAAGGAGGAAAGTACCCCGTGGTCTCCCTGCCGCAAGGCTCGAAGTCCGCTAAGGGTGCCATCGCCGCGAACTATGAATACCTCGACCAGTTCGAGGAGATCATCCTGATGTTCGATATGGACGACCCAGGCCGATTGGCAGCGCAGGAAGCGGCTGAGATCGGACCGGCAGGCAAGATGAAAATCGCTGTGCTTCCCCTCAAGGATGCCAACGAGTGCCTGCTGGATGGGAAGTCCAAGGCTGTCATGGATGCCATCTGGAACGCCTCGCCATTTATCCCTGATGGGGTGGTGTCGGCGAAGTCACTGAAGGCCCGCCTCAAGGATAAGAAGCAGGTCCCGACGATCCCACTAAGCGCTCCCCAGGAGCTGCGGGATATGACCAAGGATGCCAGGGCCGGTGAGGTCCTGCTGGTCACTTCGGGCTCAGGCTCAGGGAAGAGCACCTTCGTTCGGCAGAACACCTACAACTGGTTCCACAACCTGGGAATCAACGTAGGCGTGGCCATGCTGGAGGAGGCCGTAGAGGAAACCGTTCAGGACATCGTGGGGCTTCACCTGAAGACCCGCTACCGGCAGAACCCCGAGGCAACCACCGAGGAGCAGTTTGACGCTGCCTTCGATGCGATCTTCGAGGCTGACCGCCTGTTCCTCTATGACTCCTTCGCTGAGTCCGTGGAAGAGCGCCTGATAGCCAAGCTGCACTACATGGTGAAAGCCCAGGGCTGCAAGGTGATCGTCCTCGACCACATCAGCATCGTCGTGTCTGGCATGGAAGAGAACACAGACGAGCGGAAGACCATCGACCGCCTGATGACCAAGCTGAAGACCTTTGCGAAGACAAACGATGTCCTCGTGGTCCCTATCTGCCACCTGAAGAACCCCGAGAAGGGCACTCCTCACGAGGAAGGGCGCGCTATCAAAGTGACCGACCTCCGTGGCTCGGGATCACTGCGCCAACTCTCGGACACCATCATCGCTGCTGAACGGAATCAGCAAGGTGACCAGCCCAACATCGTCCTGTTCCGTGTCCTCAAGTGCCGCTTCACCGGAGAAACCGGGGTGGCCGGCTACATGAAATACAACCGGGAAACCGGCTGGCTTGAACTCATGCCTGAAGGCTGGACGCCCGAAGGGAACTCATGGTCTGGCCAGGAAGAGGAAGAAGACGGGAAGGACTTTTAAACCCACAACTCAAGGAGAACACCATGTTTCTGATCAAGACCTACCGCACCGTTCTGACCCTGCTGATCACTGCCCTGGACAAGGCCGCAGAGAAGAAGCACGAGGAGGCCCGTCGCATCGAAGCGGCCCTGAAGGCCCTACGCGCCAAGCAGATCGTGGCCCAGAGCGAAAGCGCCCAACTCGCTGTTGAGTCGGTCCGCTTGAAAGCCCTGTTGGGTTAATGCCTCGGAAGCCTTCAGGAAGAGGGCTTCCCTGAGATTCACCACGACAAGGAGTCACCATGATTGTCTCGGACATTGAGACAGATGGGCTCCTTGAGGATGTCACAAAGTTCCACTGCGGAGTAATCATCGACTTCCACACCAAGGGGGTCGCCAAGTACAGACCGGATGACTTCATTGCATACATCAAGGCCCTTGAGGCCGAGGCTGCTAAGCCTGATGGACTGATCGTCTTCCACAACGGCATCAAGTACGACCACGCAGCACTCGACAAACTCAAGCGAGCCTTGACCGGCAAACGCCTCAACATCCCCCGCAACAAGATATTCGACACCCTCGTAGCATCCCGCCTCGTTTACGCCAACATCCGCGACCGTGATGGTGCCTTGCTGCGCTCTGGGAAACTCCCAGGGAAGCTGTTCGGTTCCCACTCGCTGAAGGCTTGGGGTTACCGCTTGGGTGTCCTGAAGGGCTCCTATGGCGAGCAGGAAAATGCCTGGGAGTTCTTCACCGAGGAGATGCTGGACTACTGCGTGCAGGACGTTCAGGTCACCACTCTGCTGATGGAGAAAATCATCAGTGACACCCACTACTTCCCCAAGGATGGCGGAACGTGGGAGGCCATGCTGGCAGTGCGCCTGGAGCATCAATGCGCCTGGACACTCGCCCAGATGGAACGCAACGGCTTTCCCTTCAACGAGAAGGCCGCTGAGAAGTTGTTCATTGAGCTGGCAGGACGCCGCTCAGACCTCCTGATGAAACTGATCCGCACCTTCGGGTCGTGGTATCAGCCCAAGGGCGGCACGGAAGCCTTTAAGCACCCGAAAACTGGGAAGCCCCTGGAGAAGTACCCACGGGTCAAGTACCCGAAGGTCGGCAAGATATGGGTCGGGGAGGGCAAGAAGAAGCGCAAGGATAAGCGCGAAACGATGGAGGATGCCCCGTATACCCCCATCGAACACATCACGTTCAACCCCGCGAGCCGTCAGCATCTCGTCAAGGTCCTTGTGGATCGTGGCTGGGAGCCGGTGGACTTCACCGATAACGGTGCTCCGGTGGTGGACGATGAGGTCCTTGAGCACGTCAAGGTAGAGGACCCGAAGGCTCAGGCTGCAATTGAGCTGGTCCGTGAGTACCTGATGATCCAGAAGCGCATCGGCCAACTGGCTGAAGGCGATAACGCATGGATGCGGCTGGTAGGCAAGGATGGCTTCATGCACGGCTCGGTGAACCCCAACGGGGCAGTCACAGGGCGTGCAACTCACAGCTACCCCAACATGGGTCAAGTGCCCAGCGCTACGGCTCCTTATGGGCCTGAATGTCGGGACCTCTTCGGGGCTATCTATGCGCGGCACTTACCGGGATGGCAGGACGCTATTCAGGTAGGCATCGACGCATCGGGCCTTGAGCTGCGCTGCCTGGGTCACTTCGGTGTCCCCTTCGATGGCGGCCAGTACGCAGAGACCGTGCTCAACGGTGACATCCATTGGGTCAACGGGATTGCCGCTGGCATCTGCCCGAACGAGCCAAGGGACAAGCACAACGACTACCACGAGGCCCGCAGGGCAATCGCCAAGACGTTCATCTATGCGTTCCTCTACGGGGCGGGTGACGCCAAGGTCGGTGGTTTCGTGGGTGGCGGGAAAGCCCAAGGCAAGGAGCTGAAGAAGGCTTTCCTTGAGAACACCCCAGCGATCTCCGGGCTACGGACAGCCCTTGAGGAGTCACTGATTGCGGACCAGAAGTGGAACGCAGTGCTCAAGAAGTTCGACATCAAGTGGAAGCGCCGATACATCAAGGGACTCGATGGCCGAAAGGTCCACGTTCGGTCCCCTCACAGCGCCCTCAATACCCTCCTGCAATCAGCCGGTGCCCTTGTCTGTAAAGCCTGGGTAGTTGAGCTGGAGCGCCTGCTTATGGAAGAGCACGGCCTGTCCCACGGATGGGATGGCGACTTCTGCTTTATGGCTTGGGTCCACGACGAAGTACAGATCGCTGCTCGGAATCCCGAGATCGCAGAGATCGTCCGCAATGCAGGCCAACAGGCCATGCGCAATGTTCAAGAACTCTTCACTTTCCGTTGCCAGCTCGATACCGACTACAAGATCGGCGCGACTTGGAAGGACTGCCACTAATCAAGGAGGACCCTATGTCCAAATCGTTCAACGTGAGTTTCCAGCAGAGCTTCAAGATGACCATCAGTGAAGAGGTCATCAAGTTGATCCGCTCCCAATTGACTCAGGTTGTCACGGAGGCTGAGGCCAAGATCGAAACGATCACCAGTAAAGAGCGCGCCTTCGTTCGTGTGATTGCTGAGTGGCTGCGCCTGGAAGACGACGAGTTTCTACCGCGCTTCCTGAAGTTCGCCATGCGTACCAGTTTCCGTGATGACGTGAACAAAATCCTGGGCAAGGACAAGGCTATGTCGGCCTCGAAGTTTTCCCCGCTGGCAGTGGAGATCACACCTCGTGGATGAGTACCTACGGGTTCTCTACACGATGAAGATGGAGCCCAAAACCTTCAAATCAAACTACGCCAGGGACCATGCCTCGGAGATCGCAGAAGCGGCCTCTCGGGGCCACCTGACGTGCCTAAACGGGGCAGGCATCAACGCTGGGGTCTGGACTGTGACCGCCCGTGGTGTCCGTGTCCTGAAACAGAATGGGAGGATCGTATGAATCTCTGCAAGGACTGCAAACACTTCGCCCTACGGGGTAACGCCACCATGTGTACCGCTACGGCCATCAGCCTGATCGACGGTGAGTCCCGCCACTCTGAGGATCACTGCGCGAAAGCCCGTGGTCGCAATGGCCGTTGTGGC